AGATACATAAAACTAATCAGTATGGTATACCCTATACAACTATTATTAGAGCTGTAGGTATTGAATCATATTATTATTTAACCTTGAACCATGCTTTTAAAGGAGTTGATACTAATTTTGTTTTAGACATTATTGGTACAACATTGGGTGGTTCTAACTCTAATTGTTCTCAAACTTTGAATAAAGATTTAGATATTAAGTTTGTAGATGATTTAGCTTTAATCAGATTGGCTGGTTATAATCAGTGCCGTGATATTAGACAGTTAATACCTAAGGATGAAAATTTTAAGTATACTGGTGATGGTACATTAGTATCTAGATTACAAGATACAGGCCAGCAAATATCTATTCCTTTGAAGGAATTGATGTGGTCTAGAACTTTAATTTCTTCAAATATTTCTATATTTGGTCCACGTTATACAAGTAATAATGCTTTACTAGCAGGATCATGTGGTAGTCCTATTTTGGTAAAATTAACACATAAAAATAGATATGTACTTTCTAGTATACATACAGCTGGACCTCAGGAAGGTACTTTTGCTGATAATATACATGAATTTGCTTCTACAGAAAGTTGTTTAGGTTTATCTACAGCCATTAATTTACTTATAATTGATTCGTTAAAAATACAATTTGATGGAACAGCACCTTTATCTTTTAGAGAAGGTCATCTTGGTTCTATTAATCATAAAATTTCTTTGCAGAGTTTGCATTTTAAAGCTCCTATAAATTTTATTGAAGATGGTATTTGTAATACTTATGGCTCTTTAGATATGCCACGCAATCATAGTACTTCTACTGTAGGACCACATTATCTTGCTGATTATTTTGCAACCCGAGGTTATGTTAATAAGATGTTTGCTCCAGATCTGAGATCTTGGAAACCTTGGAGATTAGCATTATTAGCTAATACTGATCCAGTTACAACTATTAAAACTCAAGTTTTAAATGATGCGAGGGATTGTTTTCTTGATGATATACTTCAGGCATTGCCAGATAGTTTGTTAAAAGATGTTTTACATCCAGTATCTTTTAAAGTTGCTATTAATGGTTACCCATCTGTTGCTTTTATTGATTCTATACCTAGATCCACTAGTGCTGGTCATCCTTGGCGAACATCAAAACAGAATTTATCTGTTCCTTGTGAACCTGATGAAGTTTATCAGGATCCCGTTGATTATACTTCAGAAATACATGACAGAGTTCTAGCGATTGAAGAACGTTATCATTCGGGAGAAAGAGCATGTCCTATATTTACTGCAAGTTTAAAAGATGAACCTGTTTCAGCTTCTAAAATTAAATCAGGAAAAGTGCGAATTTTTTCTGGTGCTCCATTGGATTTTTCTATAGTTATTAGGCGTAAATTATTAACTTTTATTAGATTAGTTCAAAGAAATAGAGAAGTTTTTGAAGCAGCACCTGGACTTATTGCCCAATCATCAGAATGGCATAATTTAAGACGTTATTTAACAAAATTTGGTGCTTGGAATATCTTTGCTGGTGATTATCAACTTTTTGATAAAAGAATGCCTCCACAATTTATTTTTGCAGCATTTCATATTATATTCAG